GACCAAAGATCTGGATCTCCTGATACCGCCTGTTTTAACACGTTTGACACTGCGTTTATTGCGTACCGTGCGTTTCGTGAAATGGGCTTTACTCCAAAGGAGTCCTTCCGAATGATTGGAATATACGGAGGAGACGATGGAGGAACCCCCGACGTTGACCCTGATAAGTTGGCGTTGGCGGCTGCTGCGGTTGGACAGAAGTTGACGTTGAACGTCTTCAACCGCGGTCAGAAAGGAATCAGTTTCCTGGCGCGTTATTATGGCCCTGGGGTTTGGTATGGAGATGCCAACTCTATGTGTGACCTGGCGCGCCAGCTCAGTAAGTTTCACACCGCTGTGAACATGCCTGCCCATATAACCCCGTTGATTAAGTTACTCGAGAAAGTAGACGCTTTCCTTTTGACGGATGCCAACACCCCGGTGATTGGTGAGTTTTGCAAGCGTGTCCGCCAGCTGTGTCATGTGAACGTGAGCATTGAGGAACAGTATCATGACCTTCTGACCCCCTGGGCTGCAAATACCGCCCTGGGTGAGCAGTATCCCAACATTGTGGAACCGTGGGGTGCCGAGTATGCTCTTGAAGCGCTGGCGCCCTATCACTTTGATTGGGAGGCTTTCCGTAGCCAATTGCGGGAGGCCAAAACCGTCGCAGCACTCATGGCATTGAGACCCGTCAGCGTTCCGCTGCCGGTGCCTGAAGTGAAACACCCGGTTGTGGTGGACGGTGAAGTTGTGGCCCCTCCGAAAGGCAAGGAAGAGGCAGCAACAGGACTTTTGGCGGGTGCTGTAGGACCATGCAGCAACGCTGCCTGCCCATTCGGGAAGAAGAGTAAGTGCAGGAAGGGCGCGAGTTGTGATTGGAAGACCCGCCCAAAGTCCGCCGACGCGCGAGCGCCGAAGTCCGGGCCCGGTGGGGCTCGGAAGGCAGGGGCCAGTAAGGCTCCTGCCAAGGTGGCCAAGTAATTGGCCATAACGGGGGATGAGATGGGCAGCTGCACAAGAGCTGTCCTTTGAAATTCGAGAACGCACTTTCTCTACCCCCCTGAAAATTTCAAGAAGGGTTCAAAATGCAAGCTCCCGCCCAGCCAAAACAATCCCGCTCCCGACGCAACCGCAATCGCAACGGTAGCTCAGCCATGTCCATGTTGACCGGTAACACCGGAGACGTGAAGCCTCAATTGCTGAGCTTTGCCTGCACCCAGTCAGCCGCCGACACTGCAACGACAGTCACCCAGGCCATCCCAGTGCTGCGCAACTTTTCTCCTGATGGAGGGAGTCGCGCCCAGCTCATTGAGGTCTTGAAGGTGTGGTTCGTGTGGCCTCAGACCGGTGCGGCAACGTCCACCCGCCAAGCTGCCCTCAGCACCAAGAACAAGTTGGTTGCTGCAGCGAACTTGGCGGACCCAGATGTGTTCGCTTTCGCCTTCAACGGCACGCGTTTCACAACGAGTGGAGAGATCGTAGCCGACCTGATCTCCTGCGTCGATTTGACCGACGGTGATGGCAATGGCATTCTCGTTGCCACCGACAACATCTACCTGCAGGTGTCCAGCACGAACACAAGTGCTGCTCAGACTGTTGCCTGCAAGATTTTGTACCGCATTAGCGGCGCCTCCGTCATCGAGTATGTTGGCATTGTCCAGGGACAGCAGTGATCTGCTGCCCGGCGAAGAGAGATAAAAGCATAAATAGACCCGTCCCACTG